AAGCAGAACAAATTAAGGCAAATTGGGAAATTTTCCTAGACAACATCAACATTCATATCCCAGGTAATAGAGGTGAACAATTAACTAACTTCTATAAGAAATATGAAGAGCGAATTGCATTAATGCTAGCTGCTCACAAGAAAGAATACCATTCATCTTTTCCAGGTGGTTATGTTTATCATGTTAATAAAGTAGTTGAAGGAGCACTTCGATTGTATGATTTATGGGAAAGTATGGGTTGTGATATGACCACATTTACTAAAGAAGAATTAGTATTTTCTGCTATTAACCACGATTTAGGTAAAATGGGAGATAAAGATCATGAATCCTATATACCACAAACTGATAAGTGGAGAAGAGAAAAATTAGGAGAGGATTATATGTTTAATAAACAACTAGCATTTGCTTCTGTTCCTGATAGAGGATTATTTTTACTCCAGCAACATGATATTACCTATTCTTTTAATGAAATGGTAGCTATCCAAACACATGATGGTTTGTATGATAGTTCTAATGAAAAGTATCTTAAGGCATATATGCCCGAACAAAAACCACGTACATCCTTACCTTTTATATTACATCAGGCAGATTTAATGGCAGCTCGTATTGAATTTGAACAAGAGTGGTTACCTAAATTTAAAGGTGAGTCTACTCAACCTAAGAAGGAAACAAATACTAAACAAAAGAGAGTTAATTTCACTTTAGAAGAAGCAGGAAAAAACTCAAACTTATTAGATTTAGTTAAAAACATATAAACATGAATGAAACATTAGCCATAGTATTAATTAATATAGGTATCGTTATTTTAGGAACCGGGATTTATGCAATAATTAATTTAGTTAAGAAAAATGAAAAGTTGGAGGATATAGCTATCAAACAAAATGAATATATAGTTAGCATCACTTCTATTATTAAGGAATCAGATAAGAAACTACAAGAAATTGATTCTAGAGGAACCTTTCAATCAGATGATGAGATTGGTTGGTTTTTTAAGCAAGTAAAAGAGATCCAAGACATCATTAACGAATATAAAATCCAATAACATATTATGACTTTAGACGAATCCTTACAGGGAAAAGTTCTAAAGGTACCTGTAAAAGAAGAAGATAAAAAGGTTTTGTACACAAAAAAAGGTACAATTAGAAAAAGAAAACCCAAAACTAAAAACTTATACTTTACCGAAGACACTGAAAATGCTATTATAGAATACCTAGCTGAATCAGATCCCAAACTTAGAAATAAGATATATAATGAAAGAATATGGTATGGTTTTCATAAATTAACTGAAAATATAATCCATACTTTTAAATTTTATTATACGGAAGTAGAAACTATCGCTGAACTTCAACATGAAGTTACTTCATTTTTATTAGAAAAATTACACTTGTATAAAAAAGAGAAGGGTAAAGCTTATTCTTATTTTGGTACTATTGCTAAAAGGTATCTTATAATTTACAATAACAATAATTATAAAAAACTAAAACAAAAAGCTCCTGTTGATTCTATAGATACAGATTTTTCTATCTCTAATGATTTATATAATTCTCACCATAATGGTAAAACTGAAATAGGTAAGTTTGTAGATCAATTTATCCAATATATGGATCACCATTTATTTGATTTATATCCTAAGAAAAAAGATGCCAAAACAGCAGATGCTATTATGGAATTATTTAGGAAAAGAGAAAACTTAGATATATTTAATAAAAAGGCTCTTTATATTTACATCCGAGAAATAACAGATCAAGATACCCCTCAAATAACTAAGGTTATTAAGAAAATGAAAAAGGTATACAAATCTAAAATATCAGAATTTTTCGAAAAGGGATATATTACAACAGAGAAGTAAAATTCTTCCTATAGGACATATTTATATCAAATGATAATATATGGATTTCGAACAAATTAAACTTTTCGGTAAAAAGAACTTCGCAGATCTCTTAAAAGAGATACATACCAATCAAAAAGATAAGGAGGGTCAATTAAAAAGCCTAATTGAGGGTCTAAAACCTTTAGTCACAACCCCAGGAGAAGCAACAATTATAGTTCCTTTAATTAAGGAATATATGGAGTTATCAATAAAAAATGATGACCATTTATTAAAGATGGCGGGTATAGTACAACGTGCTATGAATTCTAAGCAAGCTGAAGGTGAAGAATTACTTTCAGATGAAGATAAAGAAATGTTATTTGCTTCATTAAATGAGTTAGAAACAAAAGCTCAAGAAACCGTTAAAGAAAGCGCATAATGGCAATCGATTCCCCTAGTTTAAGTAAACAGAATAGAAAAAGTAGTAGAAAGTCATCTAAAAATAACTCATCTAATATTATATTTGGGAGAGTGTTAGATGTTTCTATTACTCCTAATACTACATCTACAAGACAAACTAATTGGAAATATAATAAACAAGGGGATTGGGATTATAACCAAACAGGATTTATTAAATTTCATCCTATGGGAACCCAAATTGACACTGGTAACTTATCCGCAGCTAACATAGCATCCCCCTTATTAACAAATATAACTAAATACCCAGTTGCCAACGAAATTGTAGCAATTATATCAGGCCCTAGTATTATGATGAATGAGGGTGACCCTACATCTATAAAATATTATTATTTTGCAGTTGCATCTTTATGGAATAATATTCAACATAATGGATTTCCTGATTTAAAATATTTAGAAACAAAACAAAAAAATAATTCAAATTTTTCATTTAAAAGTGGGGTAACTCAAGACCCTTTCGAATCCCCGGAAGAACTAAAATTTGGAGATACTTTTCAAGAAAATGATAAAATTAGAGCCTTATTACCTAGTGAAGGGGATGTTATTGTAGAAGGTAGATTTGGTAATAGTATTAGGTTAGGTAGTTCAACTCCAAAACAACAACCCATTAATGATTGGGGGTTTGAAGGAAAAAATGGTGAACCCGTGGTTATTATACGAAATAAACAAAAAGGAGATACATCTCAAAACCCATGGGATCCAATTTTTGAAGATATTAATAGGGATGGTTCATCTTTATATATGCTTTCTGGTCAACCCTTAAGGGCATTTGAACCAGCTTATATAAATTTACAATCACTTAACCTTAATATAACATCAGGAGGGGATACTTCACAAGCTATTGTGGCACAAGTTGACAGAATGGCAGGATTAGGCGGAGAGTTTAGTGGTGATGCAAATCCTACACCTTATGAATTCACAGGTCAAATTGCCTCTAGTAGTTTATCACTTGATGATCAAGATAAATTAGGTAAAGAAATAGAAGATCTTTACAAAGCTAATAACTTTAAATATAATGATGGTATTTGGGAATTAAATGTTACAGGAATTAGAAATAAAAACGCAGGTAAAACCGTAACTAATAGATTTGATGATAAAATAGTAATACAATATAAAGATGAAAGTGGAAAATTACAAGTTTTTGTATTTGCTATCACAACTCAACCTGGAGATGATTATATGACTAAACCATATTCTTCTGCTGGTTCTGCTATACTAAAACCAGGACAGTATCCTGGGGCTTATATGTTTGGGTATCATAATGGTGCTTATTTAGCACTTCGTCAACAAGGGGGAAATGTAACTGTATATAGAGATATGAATAAAGATTTAGTTTATGATGATCCAAATCTTAAAGAAAAAACAGGTGGTTTTGGGATTAATATTCATAAATCAAACCCAAGAGGTACTTCAACCAGAGTAAATACATGGTCAGCAGGTTGTCAAGTATTTGCTAATTCAGAAGATTTTAAAATATTTTTAGAACTAAATGATAAAAGTAGAAAATATAAAGAACAATCAAGAAGTAAATATAAACTTACTTACACCTTAATAGAAAGTTAAAATGGCTTACACACCAGAATTCCCTTATACGGGAGAACATATTATACTAAATTCAGGTAGAGTGTTTATCAATGCCCGCGATGATTCAGCATTTATCAATGCTAATAAAGCGGTGTCTCTAGGTTCAGGTGGGACTATTAATTTTGATAGTAAAGATAAATGTATCATTAATTCTCCACGTATTGAT